GGTTCTCATTTTTCTTTTCTTGTTTTTCTAGTTGCTTGTTAATGCGGTTCCTCCATCTGTCTTTAAGGGACTGAGGAATATCATCTGCGTCTCCAGCCTTGACGTCTTTCTTGGCCTCAGTGGTTAGCCACTCTAGGATAGCTTTGAAAAATGCTAATAACCAAGTCATTACTTTTTAGCACCACTTTTGGCCATACCTCTTGAGACGGTATACCCCAGTGCTCCTAATGCTGCGGCTACGAATCCGAATACACGGTCCATGCCTGTAGTACCCTCAGGATCGAGCAGATCTGCTCCCCAGAGTAGACTGCATAATACCATTCCCGATGTCATCCAGAATTCGGTAGTTTTCCAGCCGGGTTTCACTGCGCTTGTTTTATTTGTTGTACTCATTTTTTTATTTATCCCCCTATTTATGGGTGCATGAAATTATACACAGCTAGTGATAAAATATCTAAAATTTAACTAATTTATATTCCCACTTATGAATAGCCCTCTACTTAGATCATCTGGGTCAATATTTACTGTGAAACCCAATTCTACTTGCTTGTTTTCCCCAATAGTTAGCCCTTCGCTATGGTTTGTTAAGACAGCGTTGATGAATTGATATTGGAGAATTAAGCTTCTTTCAGAGGTGCAATCTTCAGTTTGAGGCGGGGTGTAAAGCTGAATGGTAATATCTACCCCTTCGTCATTCTTAACTAAGCTGCCAATGCGCCCTGCTGTCCTTTCCGACACAAGAGAGGCTATGCCGACACTCGCCTTGATAGGAAAATTCACGACTTGATCAAGAGGGTGATCGAACCCTATGGCTTCTAAAGGCTGCCTGTTAAAAGACAACTCTAAATTATAGGACTGAGGCTTAAATGATTCCGTGTCCAAGCCTATGTTAGAAATACCTGTGCGAGGTGTCCTTATCTGAATTTGGGCTTGAGTGCCTCTAAGGGCAGTAACCCCTGTGGACTGGTATGCGGGCAAAGTGACAGCGTGAGTTGGTGGATAATCTACATCTTTAAAATTGACAATAGGCATATCAATTTCTCCTGCTCCAACCGAAAATGAGACATCGGTAGCCACGAAAGACATGGCGTTCTGAACAAACCCTCCAACCTCAATAGAAGAAGTGTAGCTTGTTAGATGACAATTGCTAAAGCCTATCACCCCTGTAATAGCTGAAGGATTGTTCTCTACGTCTTCTCCTTCGCTGGCGACAGCAATATATAAATTTCTCCTGTCTAAGCTCCTGTTTTCTTCATTGCAAAATCCAGAGACTAGAGAGACTTCTTGGTTGGAAAAATAATAAGAAGGTTGCCCTATGCCAGAAGAAAAATTGACATTTAATCCAGCGTTTTGTTCGTTTTTTAAACTAGCACCAAGGTATTCGACATCAAAATTAATGACAGGAGGAGCCATAATAGGATCTTCGACTACTCCTTTTCTGCCTAGTTGTACGACTTGCTGCCTTGAGTTCTGAATACCGAAGGACAAAGACGTGACCCTTTCGAAGTTTTGAGGGGACTCAGCAGGAATGAGCCCGCTTATTATCGCTGGACCAATAAAAGCGGCTTCAGATTGATAAGTGACCCTTTGCCTTGCCATCTTTTAGATCCTAAGATTTACTGGCAAATAAAATTCCCGCTAAGTAATCATCTACTTGGTGATCATAAGCAACTTGCTGAACTTCCTTTGCCCTTTCTTCATTTCTATCAATTGGTTTGGATACGTAATCCTTTGCTTTCGAAATCCAATTTAACGGGTCTTCATTCGCTATGACCACTATTGTAACTTGGTCTGCTATCTCCCCCTGTTTCTTGCTAAGTCTTTTAAGCTTGTGCTTTCTTTTTAGAAGAGTCGCTACCTTGGCGGTTAGTTTCTGGGCCAGTAACATATTGCTCTGAACTTTCGATAAGCTAAAAGTATTTAATGCAGCCGTCGGCATACCATTTTTAGTCCCCGGTCCTTGGCCAACTGGGCTGGTTTTTTTAGTGGTTTGAGGAGAGCCAGACCCCGGAGGTCTACCGTTTGGCTGAGGGGGCGATTTTTTATCAGTTACCGGAGCTTGCATTTCGTTGGGGTTGTCTGGATGCGCTCCGGGGCCCGTTAATGGCTCATATAAGCCGCTTTTTTTAAGTTTGAGAAATGCTTTTTGACTTTCAATAGAGTCTTCTGGATCTGGTAACCTGCCCTTTTGAAGAGCCAGCATTCCTTCTTCTGGAGTCAGGACGCCTATCTCAACAAGCCTACTATAAATACGATGCAAATTTGTCTCGTCCCTAAGAGTAACATCGTCGAACTCAGGCTCCGGAAAATCCCTGAAGCCAATTTCTTTTGAAATCCTCTTAACCTCCGGCATTAAAAATTCGTTAAGAAAGACTTCTCGGCTTTGCCTGAGTCTAGCTAAAAACATTTCCGTTTTTGCCATTTGGTTAGCAAACCTCTCTGAGCCAAACAGCACATTGTTTAATCCCATTTGGATGTCCTTGTTCACTACCTCATATTTTTTAGGATCTAAAATATCAGCAATGTTAGGGATAATAAATTCTGCCTTCGTTGTGTAATCAGCGATAAGGACTCTCCCGACGGACTCATTAAGAAATAGCTCCTGCATAGCACCGAGGTTCTTTTGATTGATTCCTCCTTTGTCTGGTTCTGCGCCCATGGTGATCAACAAGATTGCCTGTTGAGTCGTTCTGGTTATTGCCATGTCCATCTTCTTCATTTCCTGTTTCCAATTAATATCTTCAAGAACTGGAAATCCCATTGGAACAGCAAGTGGTTCGTAATCTTGTTTTTTATAAAACGTCGCAATCAATCTTTCTGAATTTAAAGGAATGGTAAGAATAGAACCCGTTCCCTTCTTGACCGCTTCTTTCACGTCCGCTGGAAGACTATCGTAGACTTCTTTGTCTTCTTCCGTTCTTGGGTCTCTCAATCTCTGAACTTCGAATTTGGATAAAACTTTGAAATAACTACTATTTCTATATGTTATATTGCCTCCGACTTGTATATCCGCTGGGTTGAGTAGAATGTATCTCGAAGGGATCTTAACTTTACTCTTGGCTTTCGAGAGACCGTAAGTACGAGATATCCTTCTGACATCCGCAGTTTTTAGATCCGTTTCAAACCTGTAAGCGAATACGTTTCCGGACCTATAAAACTCCCTAAAAAATTTATCCTGAAAGTCGTAAAGATTTATTTTTTTAAACAATGCTTCGAAAAATGCCCTAGATTTTTTACTACCTCCTTTGAAATATATTGGACTGATAGTAAACTCAGTCATCAGGTCAATCGTATTCCTAAAAATAGCAAAATTATAATAAGCCTTCTGGCATAAAATTACGGCATCACGAACATCCAAATTTGAAAAATTAGTAGACCCTTTGGAGTATTTGAAGGGGACGAGTCCTTCGTCGATATTAGTATACCGATTCGTACGTTCAATAAAGCCAGCCCTATTTTGTCTTGTCCTTGTGACTTGAGCTTCCGCAACCATCATCGGTTTAATAGTGGCGGCCTTAGGCGACCTCTTGGCGGTAGTCGTCTTTTTAGCGGTGCTTGTTGTATTTTTAGCGGTGCTTGTCGCTTTTTTAGCGGTTTTTTTTCCTTTTGCCTCGTTCTTCATGGTGGACCTGCCTAATTTTTAGATATTACACGTTATTTTATTAAAATGGGCGAGAAAGTCTCCTCCTCTACGGGGGCAGGAAGTGAGATCATGTCGAAGTAACATTTGGAAGCCCAATTCGCCAACATAAGGGTTGTGTATAAATCCTTTCTTGCTCTGTTGATTGAAGTGCTCCTCCTTAAGTGCTGTGGTAAGTCAAAAGTTTGAGTTCCTCTTGCCGTTGCTTTGACTTCTACTAAAGCACATTGTTTTTTAGTTAAATGAATTAATGAGTCTTGGTGTTCTATAAAATCCAAATTCGTTTCTTGGCTAACGAGCTTCAGGTCTATAGCATAATTGCTCTGCTTTTCAAAGAGCGAATTGCTGGCGACGGTTTTCGAGGCGAACCATATCCTTTTGTGGTCTATTGAGGCTTGCAGATGTTCGTTTGCCTTCCTTAGCCAGCTAGAGGTGAATACTTGTTTAAAGCAGATTTTTCCATCTTGTTTATTGTATTCTTGATAAGCCTTCCGAAGAGCAAGGCCGTAGTCATCCCCTTCTAGGTCGCTGTTGAAATCAAAAAAGTGAAGCTTTTTATTTCTAAAAAGAGAACTCTCGTTGCAACTGTCGATAAATTGAAAGCCAGCGTTATCTATAATGAGCATTTCGAGATCAAAACTATCTACTAGATAGGCCATGTACTTGATGTGATCTTTTAGATCTCCTCCCGCAACGGCGTAGCTGTGAACGAGAATATTTCTTTTTGTCTCATGGTCTATCTCTAATACCGACATAGCAAAATAATCAGACGAGGGGCTGTTACTAAAGCTTGGGTCAATAGCTAAAATATATCTTTTCCCCTTGTCTCCTCTGATCATCGTCGAAGGAGATTGCTTATCGGGAATTGTGCATTCGTGCATTTTTTTGGCACTAAAATAACTATCGCTCCCATCTGTGAATTGAGCACAATATTCTCTTTGAAATGAAGAATGACTTTGCCCCCCTGCTTGAGCTTCGTCAATTATCGTTTTGTCTATCATATGAGCAGGTAAAGAGTCCCAACCCATTTGAGAAATAAAATAAGAACTGTCTGTGACTTCGTCGCTATAAATTTGATTTTGCCACTCAGAATAAGTTTTATACAAATTTTCAAAAGTATAGGAAGCGGAGCTTAGAGCAATCATCTTCGAGTCGTTTTCGAACTCTCTCCTGTCTTTCTCTTCCATGTGTCCTTCGGCAATAAGTTTGTCTTCCATCTCCCTGATTTTAATTCGCTCTTTCATGTCTTGAGGAGCGACTAGGAAGGGCATCAATACGGTTTTGATTATATCCTCCGGCAAGAGAAGGAACTCGTCCAAGAGAAGGATGTTAGCCCGGAAGCCACGAATTTTTTCTCCGTTAAGGGGAATAGCGGTAATGGACCCCCCGTTAATTTGCCATTCGAATTGATCATTCCTCTTCGACTTAGCCCCGAATGCTTGATAGAGCAACTCCGCCCCTTTTGACTCAACAATTTTTTCCAAATTATTAAAAATGAATCTGGCAGTTCTAAAGGTCGGGCCAGCGACCAAGATTTTTGTTCCGGGGTTGAAGACGCATTGCAAAAAACAAAATACAGAAGCTATAAAAGTCTTACCGCAGCCACGCCCCCATATGCACATGGAAAAATTTCTGTTCATCATGGCTCTTAAAGTAACTTCTTGATAAGTAGCTAATTTAATTCCAGAGATAAGTTCGGTAGTAAACCCAACGTTATGATGTAGAAACTTAGCCAAACTAATTTTGGCTTCTTTGTCGTTTAGATCTCCTTTAATTCTCGCAAAAATATCATTGGGATTTTCAAGCCCTTTGATTTCATATTTTTTTGGAGAGTACCACATTACAATTTATCTATGTCGTAGGCGTATTGCAGGTCTATTCTTTTGTATATATCTCCGTGCTCAAATATTTTTTGAACTACCCTCGATGCTTCTTTTCTCCCGTTCACGAACAAGAATTGAATGAATGGGTACTCCTGTATCAACCTTCTAATCTGCCTTAATAAAAATTGAGGTGTTATTTTGGTATCTTTGAATATCCTCTCTTTGCTTCTGGCTTTTCTTAAAAAGTCAAAACTTGTTGCGTGTTTTAAGCTGTTCTCAATTAATATTACTAAATGAGAATCATTTTCTTTCGCTCTCTCTATCTCTTTGCGAAACCTATCGAAATTATGAGGACTTAAAGTTCCAACTAAGTCAGCAAGCGATTTTCTTTCTATGCGGCACTCGCAATCGACCTTTTCGTTTTCGAAGGCGTAGTCTCCAAATTTTAAACCCCGCACTACGGTTGATCGCCCCTTGAAGATTAAAGGCTTTTGTTCCCTGCTATCAATATAGATCGTATAGTCATCCAAAGCAGAATTTTTTAAATGATCAACGGTGTCAAAATTTTCAAGTTTATTTTTAAGA